ATACGCCATCGTTAATGCAAGCTCAATCAGCTTCATCTTGTCTTCTAGTTTATCAACAATCTCAACATCTTGAATATTGTACTCAATGAACGACTGATAGTCTTTGGTATACCACTCACGAAATGTTTCATATGGATTGCCATCCTTACGTTCACCAAGCTCCACAAAAGCAATGTGGTCAAGAGTGTATCGTTCCTGATTAACATATGTAAATTTACGATAAAGATCAAAGTAATCTAATGCAGAAATACCGTCAAGAGTGTATGTTTGATGAGTCCGGCCCATCTTGTAAACATCACGAGCAAATACATTTCTCCAAGGCGATAGCCGTTTTATCTCTTCTTCATCAAAAACATTACGAATACGATTGACCAGATATGGAATATCAAAGAATTCAGTATTCCATCCGGTCACAATATCAGGGGAATTGTTCTCCCAGAATGCTAGAAACTCTTGCAGCAGATGTACTTCACTTTCACACATTCTATAGCTTACATCATCACGATAATTTTGGAACTCACCAATGCCCCACACCTTAATATCTTTAGTCTGGTGATTTTTAATAGTGATGGACAGCATAGGTTCTGCTGCATCTTCTGGCTTTGGAAATCCGTTCTCACATTCCACCTCAATATCGATGGTGTACATGAGCATCTGATCCAAGTCCCAATTAATCTGATTAGGATACTCATCAGCTATCCAGCAATAGGGATACTGTGTGTTACCATAGATTATTTCTTTTTGGTTCTCACGATCAGAAACCCACTGTTTTGCATCTTTGATACTTTCAAATGGATGTGGCATAACACTCTTGCCGTCTAAAGTTTTATATCCAGTTTCCTCACGGCCGTGAAATAAATCAAAAAGTGTGGGTTCATATTTGACTCTACGAGTCGTGCGTTCGCCATCCCTGACCTCACGGACAAGAATGGAATTTCCATATTGCAGGACATTTGTATAGAAGTTCATTATAAGAGTATATCAAGTTCCTGTAGAATTGTCAAGGGTCCAATTGTCACGATTCATATATATCTTTAAAATTTCTTTGGTGATGCTACGATCCTGACCTTTAATCAGTGGTTTTGCAGTAGACTTTGAAAGCACTGCCTCAATACCCATCAAGCCGGGAGTAGAATTAACTTCGATGAAATAAGGACTTTCCTTATCTCTATTTTTTGCAGGGATAAAATCAACACCAACAACTTGGCCTTCAACCGAAGCAGCTGCTCGTAAAGACTCCTGTGCTTCACGTTCTGTCAAATTATGTGATTCTGGTTCTGATCCTTGTGATACATTTGACCTAAAATCATCCCCGATAACAGGTCTTTTGATTGCACCCAAAATCTTACCAGCTGCGATAATAACACGCACATCATAGTCTGTTTTTACATACTCTTGAAGAATAATATCAACAAACTCATCTTCCCTATGAAGCAACTGTATAGTACTATGAAGAGATTTAAGGCTTTCAACCCAGATAACACCAACACCTCTAGACCCTACAGCAGTTTTTAGAATCATTGGGAACTTATTACCCAACCTTTTTGCGGCATCCTCAGCACCTTCTGAGTGGCGAACTAAAACTGTGTTTGGTGTACGAATATCGTTCTGTTGAAAGACAATCTGATTGTACCATTTATCGTTACAAATATCATGGCAGATAACAGAATTAATCAGAGTGTATCCTTGTTTCTCCAAATTTAAACAAGCAACTCTCCAAGACAAATTACCTGTCTTAACTGTAGAACCAATACCACGAGCCATAACCAACGTATTTTCTGGATTTATGCGAAATGGTTTATCATACTTAGCATCATCTTTCATGCCAGGCAGTTCTACCTTACCGTCATCATCCACAGGAAAAGAATATACTAGTTGATCCTTACCCTTATCTTCCATATACATTCCAGAAAACTCAGCAAGATATACTTCTATACCCAATTCAGATGCTTTCTTACGAACCATTGGCCCAGTTTCATTTGGATCAAACGGATCATCATGTGACAGAATCAATAGCTTGTATTTTTCTTCTTTTGCTTCTGTGGTGTATGACTTAAATTTTTCCATTAGACTTCTTTTTTCTTACCAATGTTATATTTAGTTTCTAGTACCCAATCATTCTTTTCTGCATAAGACAGAATTTTTATTTGACTAAGGGGAGCAACTTCTCCAATTTCACTAATAATATTAACCAATCCCCAATCCTTCAACAAATTTGTAATCGTATTCCTACGAGAAATATCATTAGCTGATAGATTTGTGTCCTTACCATCAAGAGCAAACAACTCCTTGAAATGAACAATAAAATATCTACCCTGTTTATGTAAAATATGACATGATTGATATAGTTTCTTTTCTTTTCGAGATGCTACTCCAACCCGTGATAGTGTCTCACGAACTTTAAGAAAATCGTCAGGTTCTTTCAAACCGATTTCTAACATCTGCTCCTGTGTCCAATTAATATCTTCCATTTTTCCCACCTTTATATAATCTTTTTCTTATAGTGGCGAGTTGGTCCTCAGACAATATATCAAGAGCAGCCTTAGCTTTTACATTACTATATCCATAGAACTCTTTAACATACTCTAGATTCTCTAACTTATTCGCCTTCAACCACGGGGTAAATCTTTTCCTTGGCCTCAGACTATTTATCAAAAAATCAAACTGTAGTTTCTTATCTACATTTGGTAGTTGGTTGATCTCATTCACCAACATGATGGTATCAGGAAATGCTCCGACACATTTATTAACTATGAAAGGTGGGTATTTTCTCTCCCATTCCTCATCTTCACTGTCCATCAGAGGTTCTTTTGTCTGATTTACAGCCTTGAGATAATCCTTTAGATCATACATCACGATTGCACTTAAATACGATTACACTTCTCAATTCATAACATTCCCTAGACACAGGCATAGCCATGTGTGGTAAATGTGCATCAAATATAACTAGACTATTACCAACATAAGGAACAAGTTGTCCATCAATAAGAGTGCCACCACCCCACTCAGGTTTCCAATCCATTCGTGGATAGTAGATCATAGTGAAATCACCATCATCTATATGCATCACAGGTTCAACACCATGTGTATGAGCGTTCATGTATATGCGCTTAAATGTATCAATATTAAGATTCTTTTTGAAATCATACTTTTGCATGACAGAAGTCCAGATAGGCATCACCCACTCATAACCTTTAGATATCACTGATAACGAAGTCATACCACAAAGAACATGCCAATGTCGTGATGGGTGTTTCGGAGATGTATGATAATCAAATTTCCAATAAACTGTTCTCATTTGAGAATCAATCAGTTCTGCAACATGGTCCTCTACTACATCATTATATATTTCAATCATTTGAACTTGGTTCTTCCCATAATCTCAGTTAGGCAAGCCATCATATTGATCTCCAAATCAGCAACAAATGCCGCCTTATATTGGTACTCACCCAGAGCCACAACGGCATGAGGAATGCTACTAGAATCAATGTAATCATATAAATTATCATAAATGGCACGAAACAACTTATCAGAATCATTATCCAAATTATCGACAACCCACTTGCGAACATTGGTGAACTCCTTATTTTTCATCATACCCATTAAGTCTTTGATGTTCTTGTCACCAAGGTTAACCAGAATACCAGCATCAATCTCACCAGATAAAGAATATCGTTGAAGATTATTTAGAACTTTACGCCAGTCTGGAAAATGACTACTTATAAGTTCTGCAACAACCTTTTGGCTGAACTTGATGTCATTGTCATTAAGAATAACCATAACTCTTTTGAAGAATTGTTCTGCAAGTTTGACCTTTTCTGCTTTAGGAATCACAAAGTCAATCACACTACAACGAGATTGTAGTGCGGGAATAATACGATTCTTATAATTACAGGTTAGGATGAAACCACAGTTCTTGTGGAATTCTTCAATGAACCCACGAAGGGCTGGTTGCGTTGACTGTGGATTTAGATAGTCTGCCTCATCAAGAATGAGATACTTCTTACCGCCTTCAAGTGATACAGTTGAAGCAAAGTTCTTTATCTTGGTTCTGAGAACGTCAATACCAGACTCCTCAGAACCGTTGATAAACATGTAGGTAGCACCAATCTGATCCAGCATGGCTTTGGCGGCAGTAGTCTTACCAACGCCTGGGCCACCTGAGAGAATCAGATTGGGTAGTGTTTCCTTATCAACAAAAGACTGTAAAGAGGTTTTTAGAGTCTTAGGGAGTACGCATGACTCTATGTCCCGTGGCCGATACTCTTCGACCCACAAAAATTGTTCCATAATATAAATTCCTCAGATTAATCATTGTAAGAAGATTCGGGTTCCAGTGCAATCCAATACT